GGCAAAAGGTAAGCAGTTTGTGGCTCAACCGAAAGCGATTGCTCGGAAAGTAAGGAGATATAGAAATGCCTAACGTTGATGGAAAGAAGTTTGCATATACTAAAGCTGGTATGAAAGCGGCTAAGAAGTATGCAGAGAAGAAAAAGAAGCCGATGAGTAAGAAGTCGCTTCTAAGCAAAGGTTATAAATAAATGGCTTGGTATTTGACGAGTGGAGAATTGTATACTGGTGAGACACATGTTCTTGCTGGTACAACGTATAGCGGCAAAACGAGAACTCCCGACTCGCGCCGCTTAGTGGAAGGGCCAGAACCAACACGTTCTCGCAGCTCCAAGGGACGATTAAAGGCAGATGACCCTTCCACTCCTGACATTAACGAGGCGTATTCTAAGCCTAAAGCTAAGAAGAAAAATGCCCCACCTTTGAAACGAGTTGAGTTAGACGACGAATGAGCTTTACTCAGACCCTTTCTAAGCATGAGCGAGACTTGCTCCGCAGGGTGGTGAAGAAAGTACACATGCAACACCACCCCAAAGATTTCCAGACCAACTATGAGGCTGATAAGATTATCGACACTATTGGCCCTGAAGTTGTTGAGCGCATGTTAAAATTTGCAGTGGATCGTAAAGTTGGGAACCTTTAAGTACAAACCTGATGGCGAAGTCCTAAAAGAGTTTATGAAGGACAACACGTTCTTTCGTGGCATTCGCGGCCCTGTTGGATCTGGTAAATCTGTCGGCTGCTGCGTAGAAGTATTCCGCAGGGCATTAGGACAAGAAAAAAATCAGGATGGCATTCGCCGCAGTCGGTGGGCAATCATTCGAAACACCAACCCGCAGCTAAGAACTACTACGATTAAGACTTGGCTTGATTGGTTTCCAGAAGATCAATGGGGTAAGTTTACTTGGTCTGTACCTTACACTCACCATATTAAAAAGGGTGACTTGGATCTGGAGGTCATCTTCTTAGCATTAGACCGCCCTGAAGATGTTAAGAAATTGCTTTCATTGGAACTGACAGGCATTTGGATTAACGAGGCGCGTGAGATCCCTAAGAGTATTATCGATGCGTGTACTATGCGTGTTGGTCGTTTCCCTTCTATGCGTGATGGTGGCCCTAGTTGGACTGGCGTTATTGCCGATACCAACGCTCCTGAAGAAGATCACTGGTGGCCTATCATGTCTGGTGAAGTTCCTATTCCAGATCATATTCCGCGTGAGCAAGCTAAGATGTTGGTAAAGCCTGACAACTGGCAGTTCTTCACGCAGCCCTCTGGAATGAAGGAAGTTTACAACGAGGATGGTGAAGTAGAGGATTATATTCCGAGCGATGATGCTGAAAATCGCAAGAACATGATGCAGAACTACTATCCAAACTTAATTCAGGGTAAGACTAAAAGCTGGATCGATGTCTATGTAATGAATAAACTAGGCACAATCCAAGACGGAAAGCCAGTATATCCTATGTTTGTTACTGAAACCCACACTGCTAAAGAAGAAATACCAGTTGCCGCTAACCTTCCTTTGTATATTGGGATCGACTTTGGCCTTACACCCGCTGCTGTTCTTGGTCAAAAAGTTAGAAACAGGTGGTTGATTCAGTCTGAAGTTGTTGCATTTGATATGGGTATAGTTAGATTTGCAGAGGTTTTACGAAATGAAATTGCTACGCGCTTTTCTACAGTCTCCGATGTTTATATATACGGCGATCCAGCAGGTGATTTCAGGGCGCAAACGGACGAATCTACCCCTTTCCACATACTTAGAGGTGCTGGTCTTCGCGCATTCCCCGCTCCGAGTAATTCGGTGGATCTCCGCTTGGAGTCAGTTTCGCAACAACTTAATAAAATGGTTGAAGGTAAACCTGCGTTTTTAGTTGATCGTCGTTGCCAGCAACTTATTAAAGGTTTTGAGGGCGGGTATTCCTATAAGCGCATGGAAGTTAGCGGTGAAAGATACGCTGATAAACCTGATAAGAATATGTACTCCCACATTCATGATGCATTGCAGTATTTACTTCTTGGTGCTGGTGAAGGTCGCGCATTGATGTCTAATCAGAAGCCCTCTCAGGTTGTTAATGCTAGAAAAGACTTTGATGTGTTTAGCAGAAAGCCTAAGACTGCAACAAAGAAACCAAGCGTATGGTCACTTGTGCGTTGAACTTTTTTAATTTCTATGCTTTGCAATAGCAAAGAAGGAGTAATCCTATGTGTTTTGGAAAATCTAAGAAACCTGCACCAGAGCCAAAAGCTGAAAAGCAAATGACTCAGGTCACTAGAGAAAGTGATCTGACGCCTACTGGTAATGTTACTTATTTAACTGATGGCAGTGAAGAGCGTGAGTCTGAAGTCAGAAAAGCTGAAGAAGAACTAGCTGCTTTGGTTGCAGAAGAAGAGCGTCAGAAAAAATTATCTGAAGAGCGTTTAGAATTTGTATCAGAAATGCAAGAGCGCCAACAAAAACGCAATCAAGAGATTATTGATGCTACATCTAGTGGTGGCCCTTATAGAAAAATAACTGAAACTGAAACTAAAGATAAGCCTCTTGTTACAGAAGAAATTGATGACACAGTCAAAGATAAGCCAATTGGTCAGACAAGTGTAACTTATCAAACTGTAGTTCAGCAAAAGCCAAGTGAAGCCGCCAAGAAGCAAGAAGAGCTTGCATCTGCTGAATTAGCAAGAGCGCGTCAAGAACGTGCGCGTCAAAAGCAATCTCTTCTTCGTAAACGATTAGAGCGTTCCGCAGAATATGGATCTGGTAAGAGAGTATTAACTGGTGAAGAGCGTGAACTGCGTGGTATGCGTGAAGATGCGCAAGTTACTCAGGCAACAGGTAAACGTCGAGGTACTGGTCGCAGGTCGTTAATCGCTGGATCTCGAGGCGGTATTGGATTCTATAGTAGGTACAGCTAATGCATGATCCTAAGAAATATCTTGAACGCTATGAAAAAGCTAAGGCTCATAGGCAAAACTTTGTAGACTTGTTTGAGGAGTGTTATGAATATGCACTTCCGATGCGCGAGTCCTTTTACTATGAGACTGCTGGTCAGCGTCGAGATGATAAGATCTTTGATGAAACGGCTGTCGTTGGGGTTCAAGAGTTTGCCTCTCGGCTTCAATCTGGCCTTGTTCCAAACTTTGCGCGATGGGCAGATTTAACTGCTGGCTCTGAAATTGCTATGGAAGAGCGGGATCTAATTGATAATGATCTTGATGAAATTACAGAATATGTCTTTGAGATTCTTCAGAACTCTAACTTTTCCCAAGAAGTTCATGAATCTTTTATGGATTTGGCTGTAGGAACTGGTGTTCTTTGTGTTGAAGAGGGCGATGCGGTTAATCCTATAGTCTTCTCAGCAGTTCCATTGCCTCATGTTGTCTTAGATACTGGCCCTGATGATAAGATCGATCACGTTTTCCGTGAGCGCAAAGGCATTCGCAACTCTGATTTGCCAATATTGTATGATGATGGGAAGTTTGATCAGAAGGTTCAGCAGCGTATATCTCGAGATCCAGAGGGTAAATGCACTGTTCTTGAGGTTGTTTGCCGAGATTACACAAAGAAAAACCAAGAAGCGTATCTACATTATGTGATTGATATGTCTACTCAGACGTATCTTGTTGAGCATAAGTTTAACGGCGTTGGCTCCAACCCATATGTTTGCTTCCGTTGGTCTAAGTGTGCGGGTGAGGTCTATGGACGTGGGCCTCTAATGAATGCTTTGTCTGCGATTAAGACTACCAATCTAACTATTCAGCTTGTTCTTGAAAACGCTCAGATGGCGATTTCTGGAATATATCAAATGGATGATGATGGCATTGTAAACCCAGATACAATCAACCTAGTCCCTGGCACGATTATTCCTAAATCCCCCCAGTCGGGCGGCTTGCAGCCTATTCAGGCAGCAGGTCGTTTCGACGTAGCAGATCTTGTTTTGAGCGACATGCGTTTGAATATTAAACGTGCGCTCTACAATGACATGCTTGGTAATCCTGATCGAACACCTGCATCTGCTACTGAGGTTGCAGAGCGTATGGCTGATCTTTCTCGCCGTATTGGTTCAGCGTTTGGTCGATTGCAAGCTGAGTTGGTTCAACCAGTGTTGCAGCGTGTTATTCACATTCTTAGAAAGCAGGGTCGCATTGAACTTCCGACAGTAAATGGGCGTGAAGTTAAGATCCGTTCTGTTTCTCCACTTGCACAAGCGCAGTCAA